ATGTTCCACATATCCACCTGGATGAGCATTATGAAAATGTTCCTTTCCACTTGCTGGAGCAAGACACATTCTTTCTTCGAAGTAGTCATACATCTTGTCCATACTTTCTAGTCTTTCTCCATCGAAAGTATTTTGGATGATGTCTCTTAACTTCTTCCAATTATGTTCTATTTGTTCTGGTGTTAATTCTTTCATATTTTTCTCCTAAAAAATGCCCCATGTCGTTAAACATGGGGCTTTTTGTTATTGTCTTTAAGCAGCTTCCTTAGTGAATTTCATTATAGGTTCTTCACCCAAATCACTTATCTTTACAGTTGACAATGTTTCAACTCTCATTTTCATACCCAACAAAGTGATGTATGGAAACATCCATGATTTTAAGTTTGAACCGATTCTATCCCACTTGTCTCCGGTATCAGCACCTGTCTTGTGACGACCAAGAAATATCACTTCATCAAAACCATTTGCCTGTATTGGTTTTTGTAACAACCCTTTCTTGTCTAATTTCAAAGACATCTCAATATCTCTTAGGATTTCATCATATTTTATCCAACCGGTATTAAACTGAATTACTAAAGCGTTAGGATTAGATGCCCTCATTCTAGCAGCATAAGCATTAAAATCATTCTCAGACCAAAAACGAAAGGTTTCTCTATCCTTTATCGCCTGTTCTTCTTTCTTAAACTCATTCTTAACACTTTTAATCAAGCCTGTAGCCTTCTTATTTGTCTTGTGCATTACCTTAACCAACCAGGCATGTACATTAGGGTGGTCTAACACCGAAGTGTTTCCATGAGCATCTTTAACTATAGTGTAAAGTTGTTTCTTCAAATCATCATTATTAGCACGATTCTTTTGAACAGCTTCACCAGCGTTCATCTGATGTGAAAGTGTCTTCAACTCTGTGTTTGAATACACCGAGTTATCTTCAAATGGTATTCTTATCACATCCATGTCTAACATCTTCTCTGATGCCAGTCCACCTTGACAAGTATGGTTACCATCTCCACCCATATCTTCGCCGTTCTCACCTCTACCCTCAAATATGATGATAGGTTCGGATTCAGATGTATCTCCACCTTTTTCATCAATCTTATCAGCGATGGTATGTACTAAGTCCATATGACCTTCTACTCTGACTTGTAAGAATTGTAGTTTTTCTAATTCCTCTCTGGTCATTTTAGTCGTGGGATATACACCATTAATAATCTGCTCTCTTAAAAGATTAACAGCATCGAAGTTTGGTACTTTTAATCTTGGAGCTCCATTTGTTTTATTATACCAAGCATCAGGATTTATCGCTCTACCTATAGAAAGAATATCATTTTCTCTAACGGTCATTAATTCATAACTACCAAACTCAATATACTCCAATAAAACATTGGCATGAGGATTGGCTAGTAGTTTCTTAAATTCCATACTGGTAGATGAATTAAGATATCCATCATTAATATCCCCTTTATGTATACCTAAATAGGCTTTTTTAAGTGGGTGATCTAAGTTAGTAAATTTGTACAAGAAACCTTCATAGTTTTCAGGTACTTCTGTTTTGTATTTTACATCCTTCACAGATGGGGGGGTTGTTAGCTTTTTACTTGTGGCCATTATATGACTCCTATATTCTCTTCTCATATTTAATACGAGAAGTTTTGTTTACATATCACATTGTGTGATAATTATAATAATAAATTACTAATAATTTTTGTAAATGTCAAGCATTTTTACCAGAAAGTTTCAATCCCTAGAAGTTTTAATATATCGCTATTTACATAGGTATCGATAACTAAATGAATCCTATCAACATCACTATTGTTTTGTACAGCGTGTGGTGCTCGGACATCTACATAATAATAATGACCTTCTTCGAGATAGTTTTGTATCTCTTCTCTGTCATCCCAAAGTGAAAAATTAACTTGGTCATTGGTTCTGATAGGAACATGGATTCTAACAATCTTACCATCTTCTAACCCAAAGTCCTTATCAATCTTATCTGAATGTTTACCGATACCTGAGTTAGCTTTTATCTTCATCAATCTAACTCGTTCAAATGTTGATGGTAACTTATCTAGTATCTTTTTGATAACTCCAAAACCAGCTATGTCCATCAAGGTCGTGTCTTGTAGTTCAGCACTTTCATTAACTTTACTTTTTAGTACATTTGGTTTTAAAATATCTAATGGTGTAGGACCATAACCTCGTAAAGAGATTGCTGTCCAATCATCACCTTTACTATATTTTGTTTTAACCCTTGAAAACTTTGTATTGTCTATAAAATTCAATACATCATCGTAATCTAATAATGCTGGTTCTACATCCAAATGTTTTATAACTCCTAGTTTAGACAAACTTATTCTCCTTATATCTATACAATGGCTTTTGTTCTAATAAATAAACTTCGCCTTTGACTTGTTTTGTTTTACCCCATTCGATATCACTAACTTTGATAAATCCATATTTCTTATAGAACTCAATAGCTCTTGTATTTAAACTTCTAACTGATAGAACAATATCTCTACCTTTGTTATAGTCGATAAATCTTTCAAATACTCTTCTACCACTACCATCGCCTTGACTCTGAGCAGCAATCTGATGTAGTATACAATCACCTTTTTGAGCCTCATAAGCACTTACTACCCTATCTTTCTCTGTCATCATAGCAACTGCTTGTTTCCTCTTATAATGATTGTATGTGATTAGAACTTTCTCATCCCATATTACATTATGAAATTCAATCATTGTTTCTATTTTGTCTTTTCTGATATGTGGGAATGTATCTCCGTATTGTTTGAATACATCCATTATCTCATCTAAATTATCTAAAGTAGCATGATTCATTATGGTTTCCTAAATATAAAAATTGGTTCATATTTTGATGTAACTCCATCTACATCAACTTTGTTCTTAACATTAGATTGGTCAACTCCAATCATTGACGCCATTAACATCTTTAACTTACCTTCATACTTACCACCAAGTGATTCAATAATATCAATTGAATCTTGTTCTAGTGGATGAAAGTTATCACCAGACAACTTGATGTCAGCGATGTTCCAAAGTAGATATCTATCTGATTTCATACTTTCGTAAGCATTTACTAACGTTGGTTTAAGAAAGTTATCTCTCCAATCTGAATACATTGGATAAGCCTTAAATGATTGTTCATCATCATCTGAATATTGTTCCCTATCAAAGTAAGGTGGTGAAGTAAACACCATATCTAACTTACCCTTATATTGTTGATAATCAGGATGGTCACCAACATGTTCTGAACCCAACTGAAAATAGTGATAAGTATTTTTTGGCTCTTCCCAAAATGGATTGGTTTCTAAACCATGTTCATTAAAGAAGTCAGCAACATACTCGTATCTTGACTTATCTATTTCATCTATCCAATTGTCTGTGTTCGGGTCTGTTCCGATATAATGTATTCTTTTCTTAGAAGACATAGCACCAAGAATCCTACCACCCCAACCACTTGAAGGATCGTAAATGTTTAGTGGTTCATCTTGTTCGATATGGTCTGTATATTTCTCATACAATAATCTAGCAGTAAGTGGGGGGAAGTTAACTGCTGGTTGTGAGTTTAAACTCAACCTAAATATCTGAAAAGCCTTGGGGAATAATCTTGTTTTAATATCATAATATCTAATCATGAAAACATTTGTTTTAGATTTTCTACTTTTAGTCATAACAGTATCTGTTAGGTCATCAATGGTTAACTTAACTTTTAATGTTGGACACCATAGATTAGTAATCATCTCATCTGTAATTAACCCATCAGTATGAGCCTGTTTAATCTCTTCAGCAGTTATAGTAACATATTGTTTAAGATACTTCTCTTGATGTGATTTAGAAATCCATAATCTGTGATTCTTAAATTTTAGTTTATTATCATTGTAATATTTCAACCATTCAATAGCAGATTCTCCACTCCAATACGGAAGTTTATTTCTTTCATTTTCCTTTCGGTCTTGTGATAAAGACTTACTAAAAGTATACATAGAATCTCTACGAAGTCCTCTGTGCATTGCTTTATAGAATAATGGTTTGTTAACATCTTCTTTAATTCTATCATAGATAGAGTTGAGTCCTTCTCCCATATCACCAATACGAGTTTTCAACATAGTTGGAAAGAACTGATTCACACCATTAGCAAACTTATTAAAGTTTTTAATAACGTTTCTTTGACCATCATCAGCCTTCTCTATAAAACCATGAATGTCATACTCTCTAAGTTTCTTAAATGAACTAATTATCTGTTCAATTGATTGACCAACCATTGGTGGTATTCCACGCTCATCCCAATCTTCAATAATGAACTGGCGAACTTCTTCTATCCATTCAGCCAGTTCAGAATCAGATTTGGTAAATAACTCATGATAAGTGATATTAACCTTAGAGTCTAATATACCACTTTTCTCGTAGTAATGTTTACTCAACTTCACCTACCTTTTGACGGTATAACTTAGCGTCATGTTCATCACGAGCTAAAAACTTAGTTCCATCTTTCAGAGTGAAAGTCTTGTAGTCTTTCCAACCACTTTTATTTTTCTTTGGCATTGATTCTTTCCTTATATAACTGATTAATTTGTTTGTCGGTAGCACCTTGCTTCTTATATGCCTGTTCTATTGTCATAGGCATTAAAGGTACATCTGCAAGTGATGGTGGTCTACCCCACTCATCTACCAATACTTTTTTCTGTAACCATTCTTTTTTTGTCATTTTGTAACCTTTTTATTTCTACTAAATTACGAATTATTTTCGAGTTTGTCAAGCACTTTCTTTTTAAATTCTACGATACCATCAGCTAAGTTTGCTTCCCAATCTTCGTGGGCTTGTTCATCAGCACCATCGGTAATATACTTAAATGATATGAAAGGTACATCGTAGTTGTAACATACTTTAGCAAGAGCGTATGCTTCCATATCAACAACCTCACCATAGTACTGTGATTTATCTTCTACAAAACAATCACCTGTTCCACAAGTAGCATTTCTACCTATTGGATTAAAGTCTATATTCTGTGGTTGTATTATAACAGGTGGATCCTGCTCAAATGGCGTTTCACCTCGTAGAAAACCAAGGCCTGTAACATCCATATCCCTTTGTACAAATTTGGTACAATCGACAAGTGTTTTCTTTTTGATTTTACGACTACCAGCAGTTCCATAGTTGATAACAAGATCCGGTTTAACATAATTATAATCTGTCAATCTATCTACCAATGTCATAGTAGCA